ACACCGCATGACGCTAATGGAAAATTGCTAAGCGGGTTTATGCGCCTAAGCGATATGCTCAAGGGTTAGTTTACAGAGTTGCGCCATTTGCCAAAATTAAAGGCAGTAGTGTGCTTTTCCTCTCTATAAAACCACGTTTTGAGCTGAGCGCAAGCGTTATTAACCCTTTGTATTTATTCATAAAGTTAAAAAGCATTGTAAAATTTATGGGTAATTGTTAGCGCGCAAGCTAACGCCTTGTTTCAAGCCAAAAAAAAGCCCCGGCGTTGGCCGGGGCTATCTTCGGGCACAAAAAAACCACTCAATCCCACTCAGTCGACCAGTCCAGCGTAAGCGGATCAGTCCCCGCCGCTACCGCGTCAACGTGCTGCCCTTCCAGCTCGATCAGCGCGGCGCGGCGTTGGCCGATTTGGCGTAGCGCGGTTTCTACATCCGATACCGGGTGCTGGGCGTGGTGTTTGCCTGCGCTGTCTTTCCAGCTCGCAAACGTGGTCATGCCTGCGTCAGCGGCGGCGGTGAGCGCTTCTTGAATTGCTTGCCGATTGTCCGCGCTGCCGTCGTAATGTACGCCGTTGAGGGTGACGCCAAGAGCCTCAGCGGCCTTGCGCTGGGCCTTTACCTGCGGCTCCACCTGGGCGCGGTGGTAGTCGAGCAATTTAGCGGCATCGAAAAACGCGGTGTCGTCGCTTTCAGTTGTGCCGTGCTGCACGTAAACGGCTGCGTCATGGGTGCTCAGGCCTGCATCTTTAATCGCGTCTAGCCGCTGTTGCTGCTCGGGCGTTAGCGTTAACGGCTCTATCTGCAAATCAGACAAATGCCCGTGCTGGGCAATTAGTTGCTCAAAGTGGCGGCGGTCATCGCTGTAGTGTGTGCGCTCCACATCATTGTCTAAAAAGCGGATGCGGTAGCTCATGGGGGTCATGTCGTCGCGTAGCATGGATTATCCTCGCTGATCTGTTCGGCAATTTGCGCCTTGTAGGATTCAGGCAGTTTAATGGGGTGAAGTGACGGCGTTTCACGCTCCGCCGTAATGTCGTCTGATAGCTTCTGAAATATCACGCGCATGGACACGGCAACTCTTGAGTCAACAGCACTGCCTAGCGACTCCAGCAAATCAACGCCAACCTTGAGCTTTGCTTTCTGATAAGCGAGATGCGCTTCGCATGGCGCTTTGAATCGCCCAAGCCCGACGCTCTTGCCGTTGCGGCGAACATAGGCGGAATACTTGCCACGCTCCTCTGAATAAGAGACACCAAGCGGCCATTGGCCTTTTCTCGATGGGCTACTGCCAAGAAAGTAATTTATTTCTTTTGGCACAAAAGCGCAGGTTTGAGGCGAGTACACCTTGCTAGACAGAGAAAGATAATCTTTATCTAACTCCATGCTTTCCCAGCGCTGGCTCAGCATCCACTTTTCAAATGCTGAAAAATACAGCCATTCATCGCAAACAGTGGCATCAAGATAAGAGCTATCATTAACACCCGATGGCCCATAGCAGCGCTTTAACATGCTTTTCCAACGCTGAAAGCAAGGATTAATCCAAGCAAGTTTCTTGCCTCTATAGATTGCGTTACGCTTGCCTGAATCATCTATTCCCACACCGTGATATAACGTACTCATAAACATAATCTCTAGCGGTATTTGCTATTAACCATATTACCGCATAATAGCGCCAACCACTAAAGATATTTTATGGTTATGCGATTGTTAAGAATTAGGCACTAGCTCAAGGCAGGGCCGCCAACCGATATTGCTAGACGCATTCGACGCGGTACCGCGAGCGAAGGACGCCAAGTCGACAGTGGCACGGTAAGCGCGAGAGGAGGAGAATGCCTCGCTCGTCTCTTGCACCCAGCAGGAACGGCCATTGCCGATGATATTCAGCTCTGCATTGCTGAAGCTCGCCCAGTTCGCGCCCACCTGGGGGCCGCCGTGGCGGTCTGCGCGCTGGCCGTCGGTGCCGTCGCTTGTCGGCACATCGGTATGCGCGCGGTACATCAAATCGTTCCACTCTGAGCCGCCGCCTACGTTCATTTGCACCATGTCGTTAGTGAAAAACAGCGGATCTGAATCTGGGAACGGGTCAGCATTGGCACCGGTCAGCAGCCGCACGATGAAGCGGTTACCACCATGTTCAACGGTGGTGTATTGATTTACCGGCGTGCCGCGAGGTCTTTTGCCGTTATCGTTGGTGCCGTAAACAATCCCGCGTGCGTACAAATGATCCCAGCTAACGGAGTGCATGAACGACTGTTTAGCAACGAACAGCACTTTGCCTTTTCGCGCAAACTTGAGCCAGCCCGCGTTGCTGTTTTGCAGCACGCCCTCGGTTACGCCCAGCTCAAACGCAAGGCGGTCGCCGCTGTAAAACTCGGCGGCAGATACTTCGCCGAAATAACCCGCATTCATGTCGCCCGCAAGCAGCTCTTGCGGGCCAGGGCCGTAGGCCAGCACGGCGCTGCTTGCGTTGCTGCCCACGTAGTAGACAGACACAAACAGCTGCAGGCCGGTGCCGCTGGCAATAAAGCTATCGCCCGCTTCCAAGTTGAACGATTTTTCTAGCGCCACTTCATCGGTGACCGGCTTAGCATTAAAAACAGTGTGCGTGGTATTGCTCGCCGCGTGGAAATATTTCAGCGTCAGGCTGCCGCTACCCGTGCATAAAATGCTGTGGGCCGTGGCTTCCGTACCCTGCGGTACTGTGAAAATCGTTTGATCACTACCCGTGAGGGCTTTTGCGTGAGTGCGTAAGGCCATGTTGTTTCCTCAAAAAATTAACGATGTAAGCAGCGGATCGGGGCGGGCGTTGAACTTCACTAGCTCTTCTTGAGACGCCAGCTTGAATATCGGCTCTGCCGCGCCGTTGCTGTTGCGGTATAGCTGCAGATAGCCACCTTCCGGCACTTTGAAAAACTGGTCGGCGGATGTTGCGCCCAGCCCCTGCGCAACGCTGGGGTAAGTGCCCGCTGCCTCTTGCGCCGATGCGGCGGCCGACGCTGCAGCCTGGGTAGCGGTTTGCGCGGCTTTTTCTGCTGTACCTCTTGCGCTCACCGATTGAGCGGCGGCGCTGGTGGCAGTCAGGCGGTCTGATCGAGCCTGGGCGGCGCTGTCCTTTGCATTGCCCGCGACTGCAACTACGTTTTTCAGCGCAGGAACAAAGCGTTCGCGGTGGCCATCGTTTTCAAGACCGGTGTTCGGGTTGTCGTCTGCGGTGATCGTACTGCCATCACCGCCCAGCTCCGGCGGGAATGTCACGCTCGCCATATCGTCTCCTTACAGAAAGTGCATTAACAGTGGGTCTGGCAGTTGATCGACATGCCTGCGCAGCGTATACGCCTCGCTAGCCGCTGTGCCCGCTGGGTCAAAATCCGCTACGTCAGCGCTAGCAGCGCTGCCCGCATCGGTTATCTGGCTGAGCGTGTGCGCATGCGAATCCGGCGGATACGTTGCGGGCCGGTCAGTGACTTCAGTAAATGCAGGCCATCGCGTTGCCGTAGCAGGCTTGCCATCAATCTCGTTCCAGCTATGGCCGTGGATTGCGGGTGGGTAGCGGGCTGGCTTGTCGGTGACTTCGCTAAACGCTGGCCATCGCGTTGCCGTAGCAGGTTTGCTGCTGATTTCAGTCCATTCGTGGCCGTGCGTGGCATCCGCCTTGGCTGCTAGTAGCTGATCCATTTCAGCACGGGTATAGCGGTCGGTAATATCACGGATCTGCTCGCCAAAACGCATGTAAATGCGCTCGCTGGCAAGGTTGATAGCTAGATCCCCCTCGTCAATATCGCTAATCGTCGGCACAGCCTCGGCATCGTTTGAGATGCGCAGCCCGACATACTGGCGTGGCGTCATAAGATCTCCCGCAGCGTGACCGCATTGGTATAGTTAGCGTGATAGGGATTCGTCAGCGGGTTAACGCTAGATAGCCTGCCGATAAAAGATTTCGCAAACGACTGCGGCCCTGGCGTGCTCTCTTCGGTGTAGAACACTTCTTTGTGCAAGCCTTGGCGGCGCATCATCGCGTGGATCTGCGAAAACCCCTCTTCTTGGGATAGATGCGACAGGTCTAACGACACCGTGCGCCGTGCGCTTTTCGGGTCCGCGTATTCTGTTTCGTCTTCGTTGTCAGCCGTTTCGAACGTTGTGCCAATATCCAGCCCGTATTGTATGCCCCAGCTCGCGTTGAACTGTGAGCGCCAGGCATTAGCAACAAACGCACGGCCAATGCGAACAGCCCCATCGGGGTTAGTGGGGTTGCTGATCTCAATACGCACGCGGCGGCACACCTGGGGTTTGTCGGCAAACATCCACGCCAGCGGCGTAAAGTCCTCTCGATCTTCTTCAAACGGCTTGCCGCTCCAAAAATTAGAGTCTTCCCAATTAAGCTCGCTACTTGAGTAAACCGCTGGCCAAGCATCGCGCCAGCCGCTATCCCACATCTCATTCATTGCAGCAGTGTCGCGGAAAATGCGCATCCGTATGCGAGCGGCGACCGTCAGATTGTGCTGCGCTAACGCGAACATGGCCACGGTTCTGAAACGCGGAAACGTCACGTCAAACTGCGTGCTAGCGGTGTCCAAATCGGTGCTTTCCGCGACCTCTGCAAAAATAGGCTCTTGCAGATTGTCACGGGGTAGTTCGCTACTCCATGAACCACCGCTTAACGTTGCCTCGTTGACGTAGTTGGGCCAACAAAACGTGCTGTGTCTATCGCTCATATCAGCCCCACAATGTGAGTGTCAGACGATTGTTAGAGGCGTCTATCTCTCTGCCCACAATCAAGAAGTTACGGCCAGCACTGTAGCCAAGGCGCGGCGTTTCCAGGCGTAGCGTGTTGCCGATGCGCAGGGCTGTGGCGCTCGTTACGCGGGCCTCAACTGTCACGCTATCCCGACGCACGGACGTTAGCGCTAGCACACGATCCGCTACCGCTTTACCTTCTGCTCTAGTCGCTAGGCGAGAGTTAATCCGCAATTCGCCCGCCAGCGGGTGGCGGGCCTGCGTCGCTGAGCTGGTGGCCACCGCTTCACGCACCGCTTTTTCAAGCCGCGCGCGGCGTTCTTCCGTGACAGCCCCCGCTAAATCCGTTTGCGTGGTTTCGATAGGGTCGGCTTCCACCACCACCTCGCCCACCGGCAGGCCGTTGCTGCCCGCACCGGTGGCGTCGCGGCTGATTTGTAGGATCTGGTGGTCGCGCAGCGTAATGACGGGCAGTGTGGGCGCTTCGAACACGCCCGCTCGAATCATGCCTGCGGCATCAATACGCCAGTAACCGCCCACGCTCACTGCGATGCGGTCGAGTAGCTCAGCAGTGCTGGTTTCGTCGGTAATCAGCATGCGTAAGCGGCCTAGCGTATTGAGCGTGGCCACATCAGCGTTTTGCAGCGCTTGGCCCGCATCGCTGGCTATCGCGGCCATCACATCGCCCGCTTGAGTTTTTGATGCGTCCGCATCCACGGTGATTTGCCCCACTGGGGTGGCCCCTAAGCGCACATAGCCGTTAATGCGCCGCCATTTGCCGCGTGGGGGCTGCCAATTTTCCCAGCTACCCGCAGCAGGCCCAGCGCTCTCAAGATCCGCTAGGCTGTTGTAGTCGCCATCAAATTCCAGCGCTACCCCGCTGTCGTACACGGCGGTAACGGTGCAGGGCATATCGCTAATCTGGTAAATGAGCTTTTGCCCGTTGACCAGCACCGGCGCGGCCTCCCGCGCTTCGCCGTACAGCCTGGGTTTTATCGTGCCACCAATGTCGTCATCCGTGCCCTCTAACCCATTCGGCGCGACATTGGTGCCTGCGTAGCGGGTACTGGGGTGCGGCTGCTGCAACACTTCTGCCGGGTCGCGCAGCGTGATAGACACAATGCGGCGCTCGAACCCGACCCGCGCCACGGTGCCGCGCAATACCTCTTCAACGCCGTTTTCACTAGCGAGCGACAACACCGCTAACCGGCCATCCATGGCCACGTTAGCGAGGTAGTTGTAGCGGCCATCGGTATTGATTAGCGTGGTTTCACCGTATCCAGAGCGCGAGGCGTTGCGGATAAGATCACCAGCAAACATCCCGGCGCGATAAAGGCCCGCTTGCTGGATGCCCGTTTGCCATCCGTAGCCCTCGGGGTCGCGATACTCCCCAGACGCAAAGCGCAGCGTGACCGCCGCGCCCGCGCCGTCTAGCGCATCGTCTATCCGTAGTAGCCAAATCATCGGCGAGACCCCTCAAGCCGCGCCTTGCTCGCCATGGTGCTAAGCGCCGCGTTGCCTTTTTTCTGCTCGTTGATCTGACCGTTAAAGCCTGCTTGCTGGACTGCGACAGCGGCGGCAGCGTGACGGTTATTTTCTTCCTGCAAGCGCTTGTTTTCCTTACGTGATTCTTGCAAT